AGATTGTGGAAGAAATACAAACGACAGCTGTTCCGAGCTTACCAAATAATTAAATAACCAAGTTGGTAATATTTATTGACAGATTGGTAATGCTATGTTATTCCTTTATTGAATGAAAAACAAAGGAGTAAAAAACATGGCACAAAAAATGTTTTTAGATGCTCAGTACAAGCAGCTAGTTAAAAACTTCAAAGAGCAAGATGGAACTAAAGAGTTCAAAGCTGTTGTGAAGTTATTTAATCCTGGTGGCGTTGGTACTTGGTATCTATCAGAGTTAAATCCAGACACTAACGAAGCGTTTGGTTTAACAGACTTACACGAAAAAGAGTTAGGATATGTTTCTATCAATGAGTTAAAAGAGTTTAAAGGTGCTTTTGGCTTGGGTATCGAGAGAGACACTAGCTTTGAAATGAACAAGCAAAGTTTACAAGACTTAAATCAGTAGAACAATTCAGCCAGGTTCAGTAGAGATACTAGCCTGGCTTCGTTGTATCTAGCCTGGAGTACCTAAGATCTCCGTGCTTTCATACTGAACGCCTGGCTCCTCGCCAGCGGGTATGAGTTCGGATATAGAGAGAATAAAGCTGCTACTCTTTGATTACTCTTTGATTGATTGAATAAGTAAAGAACAACGCCAATAGTTAATAGGTTTCTAACCTACGAGCCATTGTATTTGCATATAAACAAGGAACATTGCGAGAACATTTAGGGGGGTATACCCCGAAATCCACCCGCATTTTCTAAGTATATATAAGTTGGGAGTTCGACACACACAGACAGACACAGATAGGAATAAAAGATTATGGTTAAAAAGGCATTTCAAAACCCAAGCGGAGGATTAAACGATGCGGGTAGAAGACACTTTGGAGTAAAGGCTCCAGTAAGTTCTGGCACAAACCCAAGAAGAATTAGTTTTGCAGCAAGGTTTGCTGGAATGGATGGTGCTATGAAAAAACCTAACGGAGAACCAACAAGAAAAGCATTAGCTTTAAAAAAATGGGGATTTAGTTCTGTTACTGCTGCTAAAAATTTTGCAAATAAAAATAAAAAAAGCTAACAGATTATGAATAAGAAAATAAAAGATAAAATGATTACCGCAACAGTTTTTTTGGCTGAAGATACTAATGGCATGGTTATCCACTTGAACGGCTTTAACGACACAAAACACGCAGATCATTTTGTAAAAAAATTAATGAAAAATAGTGGGATTGAATATAAATCAATTTTAGATCTAACTGAACTACCCACACTACACTAGGAAAAAACATGGATAAGATAATTAAATATTGGAATAGTAGAAGTACAAATATTAAAGCAGCTGTAGTAGCCGTTATAGTTATTGTTGTAATTTCTATAATTTTCTAATGCACATCCAGATACCTTATACGCCTCGGCCATTACAAGCGAAGCTGCATGAGGATTTGGATAAACATAGATTTGCAGTTTTAAACTGCCATAGAAGATTTGGTAAAACTATTTTGGTTATCCTACATTTAATTAGAAAAGCTCTAACGAATGATAAGAAGAACCCCAGGTATTATCTGATCGGGCCAACATTTGTAAGTATTAAGAGGGTGTGTTGGGATTACTTAAAGCAATACGCTGGATGTATTCCTGGAACCACATTTAACGAAACTGAATTAAGATGCGACTTCCCCAATGGCGCAAGAATAACATTGATGTCTGGAGAAGATCCAGATCGTATTAGAGGAATTTACGCAGATGGGATTTGTGTCGATGAATGTTCACAGATGAACCCGATACTTTGGAATGAAATTTTGAGACCCGCTATCTCTGACAGAAAAGGGTTTGCATATTTTATTTCGACACCCCAGGGAATGAGTAATATATTTTATGATCTATACCAATACGCTTTGGGAGATCCAAAGTGGCTAGCCTATACTGCTAAAGCAAGTGAGACAAAGTTAGTAGATCAAGAAGAATTAGACGCTGCTAAATCTCAAATGGGGGATAGCAAATATTTACAAGAATTTGAATGCGATTGGATTGCAAATATAACGGGTTCGATTTATGGAAACATAATTCAAAAGTTAGAAGATAATAAACAGATAACTCGGATTGCTTATGATCCAAGTTTGCTAGTTCATACCGCCTGGGATTTAGGCTATGGCGATAATACCGCTATAGTTTTTTTTCAACAAGTGGGTAATCAAATAATGATTATTGATTATTATGAAAATAATAGAGAAGGGTTACCTCATTATGTTCAAATGATTAAAGACAAAGATTATGTTTATGGCGATCACTATGCGCCACACGACATTGAAGTTACAGAATTTAGTAATGGTAAAACAAGACGAGAGATTGCTTATCAACTTGGCATAAGATTTAGGGTACTGCCAAAACTTGGATTAGAAGATGGGATCCACAGTTTAAAAATGGTGTTACCTAAATGTTGGTTTGATGCTGAAACAACAAAACCATTATTAGCTGCATTAAGACATCATCATCGTAAGTACAATGACAAGATGAGGATTTTTAGTGCAAAACCCGTTAAAGATTTTAGTTCACACGCTTGCGATGCTGCAAGATACATGGCTATATCTTTATCGGAATTACCAAGACAAAAATTGGCTTCACAAAAGTTAGCCGAAAGCGAATATCAAATACACCAGGAGAAATAAATTATGAGTTTTTTAATGCCAAAAGTACCAGCGATGCCAGCTATACCGCAGCCACAACCTTTACCAGAACCACCAAAGTATGAGGATAAGGATAGAGCTGATGCAACGGCTGCAAAGCAAGCAAAGATGAGAGCTGCCAGAACGGGTAGATCTTCAACAATTTTAACGTCAGCTTCTGGATTAGAAGATGACGAAACTACAACTAAAAAAACTTTACTAGGAGGATAATATGGGAGGAGCAGTAGCAAGAGTATTTAGACCACCAACACCCGCACCAGCACCCGCACCAAGTTACGCAGCACCTACAAA